GATTTAGGTTTAATATATGATATAGATATAAAAAAAAATAAAGATGTAGATATTCTTATGACATTAACAACACCAAATTGTCCAGTAGCACAAGAGTTACCTCAACAAATAGAAGATGCAGTAGCAGGTTTAGAAGAAGTAAATAAAGTTCAAGTAGGTATTACTTGGGAACCACCTTGGAGCCAAGAGATGATTTCAGAAAGTGCTAAACTTGAATTAGGATTAATTTAAATGACACTACTAAATATAATATGTAAATTAATAGTTAATGTTATGGCTATTTGTGTAGGACTATGGTTTCTATATGTAATGGTCATGGCATTATTAGCTACATTTGGTTTGTTAAATATATAAAAAGTTCTTGACTTTTATATTTAGGTAGTGTATAATTACACCATGAGTGCCAAAGATGGACTCATTTTTAACTTGCTTAACAAGGAGATAAACATGGTTAATTTTGAAGTAGATACATTTACAAGACAAGCTATTGGCTTTGATAGATTGTTTGATGTAATGAATAACATAAGAGGGTCAGATATAAACTATCCACCTTATGATATTATTAAAGAAGGTGAAGAAACTTTTCTGATTGAATTTGCTCTATCAGGATTTAGTAAGAATGATTTGAATATTGTGGTTAAAGAAAATCATTTAACTATAGAAGGTACTTATGGAAAAGATACTAAGGAAGAGGTTCCAGAATATTTACATAAGGGCATAGCTAAAAGGTCTTTCACTAGGGACTTTGTTCTAGCAGACACGTTACACGTTGAAGACGTTACATTCAGCGAAGGTATATTAAGATTAACTCTTAAACAAATTATACCTGAAGAACAAAAACCTAAGAAGATAAAAATTAATTAAGTTGTTATATAAACAGGGGGTTGAAATATACCCCCATTTTTTTGAGGAATATATGATAAGATTACTACTATTACTTTGTTTACTTGTACCTTCTGTTTATGCAGGAGATAAAATTATAGACTCTTTAGGTTACAGATTGTATCACAATATGGATAATGAACATGATGGTTCTAAATATAGAGCCTATGCAACTAAAAATATATTTAATAATAAGTTTAAGTTTGCTTATGAAAGAACTAGAAATGGACAAGGCTTTGAGACAGGTACTTGGTTTATAGACCACGAAATAAAATTTTAAGGATAGTAAATGAGAGATAAAAAACAAATGGTTAATACAGTTTATATAGGCTATGATGAAAAAGAAGATACTGCATATGAAGTATTAAAGTTTTCATTAGAACGTATTGCTACTAAGCCTATACGTGTTGTACCTATTAAGAAAAATTTAATAAATAGAATGGGTATCTATACTAGGAAATCTAACGTAATTGGTGAACAACACTATGATGAAATAGATGGTAAACCTTTCTCTACTGAGTTTAGTTTTAGTAGGTTCTTAGTACCTGCTTTAAATATGTATCAAGGATATGCTTTGTATATGGATTGTGATATGTATATACGAGCAGATGTTAATGAGTTGTTTGATATGTGTAGAAATTCTTATTATCCTTTATGGTGTGTTAAACATAAGTATGCCCCAGAAAAAGGAATTAAAATGGATGGTAAAGAACAGCAACCATATCCTAGAAAGAATTGGTCTAGCCTTATGATGTTTAATTGTGGTCACGAAGTAAATGAAAGTCTTACACCTGAAGCAGTTAATACTAAATCAGGCAGATGGTTACATACATTTCAATGGTTACCAGATAAAGAAGCAGACATAGGTACTATACCTGAAGAATGGAATTGGTTAGACAATCACTCTAATGAAGATATAGAAGCAAAGAATGTACACTTTACTACAGGTGGTCCTTGGTTTAATAAGTGGGCTTCTGGTAGAAAAAAAGATACGAAGTATGCTATTGAGTGGAGTAATGATGCTCAATGGTTACAGATGAATAATATAATTAATCCTACTAAGGACTATATGATATGAATATAAATTTTGTAACTTCTTTTAACGAAAACTTATATAATAGATTTGGTAATGTATTTTTTAAATCTATACAAGAGAATTGGGAACCTAGTTTAAAAGTAAAAGCTTACTACCATGACTTTCCTATTTCTAAATACTCATTAGACAAAACAATAGAGTATTCTAATCTTAAAGATAATAGAAAATATATAAAGTTTTTAAAAGATAATGCTAAACATAATGGTACTGAAGATGGACAGATACCTTACAATGTAAAGCTTGATGCTATTAAATGGTGTCATAAAATGTTTGCTTTAACAGACTATGCATTTACATTAGCTGAAAATAATAAAGAAGCAGGTTGGTTAGTATGGATTGATGTTGATTCTTATGCTAATAAAAGATTAACAAAAAAAGATTTATTAAATATGTTACCTAATAATGCTGATATTGTTCATGGTAATGGTATATCTTTTATGGCTTTTAATCTAAGTAAAAAACCACCATTAGATTTGTTGTGGGATTTACGTAGGATATATATGAATGACGAAGTAATTTCTTATAGAGAATGGCATGATGGTTTTATTATGCAAAGACTATTAAAGCTATATAAGTCTCATGGTTTAAAGATACATGATATTGAAGAACAGATTTCAAATTATATTATACATATGAATAGTGTTTCTAGTTCTAGCATTATACCTTTAAGAGATACTAAAGGTAATCGTGTATTTGAATTATCAAAAGATACTGTATCACAAGATATATTACCATCAAGATATCAAAAAAATGCTGAATTAATTAGACATTTTAAACCTAAAAATATATTAGAGGTTGGTACATGGAATGGTGGTCGTGCTATTGAAATGGCATTAGCTGCTTTTGAAAATACAGATAGAGTTATTTATTATGGTTATGATTTGTTTGAAGATGCTACTATAGAAACAGATAAAGAAGAGTTTAATGTTAAAGCTCATAATACTTTAGAAGCTGTAGAAAAAAGATTAGAAGAGTTTAAAGTTAAGATGAAAGAAAAAAATAAAATATTTAATTATGTTTTAACTAAAGGTAATAGTAGAGAAACATTAAATGCTAAAAACTTATTTACATTTTTACCTGATATAGACTATGCTTTTATAGGTGGTGGTGATAGTATACAAACAAAACAAAGTGATTATGATTGTTTGAAACATGTACCTGTAGTTGTTATGGATAATTACTTTTCTAAGGATACAGATGGTAATGAAGTAGAAGATAAATTTAAAGGAGCTAATAAAGTAAAAGAAATGTTAGGTAAGAAAGTAAAAAATAATGTATTACCTAGTGAAGATAAAGTAAGAGAGGGTGGACATACTCATTTATTATTTATATTACATGATGATAAGTTACCTGCTCCTCCTAAACATTTATTTAGTGTACCTATTAAAGTTAATCCTAGAGATTGTGTACCTAAAGATTATATTAGAGGTAACATAAGAACTAATTTTAAAAAAATTAATAAGTGGTTAGGTAAGTTTCCTCTACATGATTACAAATGTATACTAGTATCAGGTGGACCTTATATTAATTTTGATAAATTAAAAAAATTAATTAAAGATAATCCAAAAAGTAAAGTGGTAACTGTAAAACATTCTTATATGAAATTATTAGAACATGGTATTAAACCTTGGGCTTGTGTTGTATTAGACCCTAGACCTATTACAGGTAAGAGTACACATGGTATAATAAGAAAAGATTTATTTAAAACAATAGACCCTAGCACAAAGTTCTTTGTTGCTTCTATGACAGACCCTTCTGTTACTGATTATCTAATAGAAAAGAAAGCAAACATATGGGGATGGCACGCATTTACAGAATCATTACGTGACCCTGAAGAGCAAAAGAAAGGTATACAAAATAATGTAGTTACTCTTAATAAAGACTTAGGATTACCAGAAGGTACTACATTAATAACAGGTGGTACGTGTGCAGCTATGAGAGCTATAGGTATTTTACATACTATGGGTTTTCGTTTCTTTGATTTATTTGGTTTTGATTCTAACATGAACGAACCTACTGATGAACAAAAGAAAGAAACAACAGGTGCTGAAGATGAGCAACCAAGACCTAAATATTTTAAAGTATCTGTTAATAAAGAAGAGTTCTGGACAACAGGTGAGCTACTTGCTTTAGCACAAGATTGTGAAAAGTATTTTAACGAATCACCTATGGAGATGGATATTAATTTTCATGGAGAGAATACATTAGTAGCTGAGTTATGGAAACTATCTGCTAGACATGCACAAAAACAAAAATCTTTTCAAGGAGAATTGGTATGAAACTAAAACCTTCAGAAGATTATTATGAATTACTAACTTCTTATAAAAAATTACATAAAGAAGAGGGTAAGTTTAGAGGTATAAGTTTAGTACCTCTTGTTCCTACTTTAATAAATGTAATAAAAGAAAATAATTCTAAAACATTACTTGATTATGGTTGTGGTAAAGCAATACCTTATTCAAAAAAAGAATGTAAAAGTATAGGATTAAAAAAACCTGTGCAAGAATTATGTAATTTAGATTCATTTGATTTATATGACCCTGCATATCCTAAGTATAATAAACTATATAAAAAGAAGTATGATATTGTAGTATGTACAGATGTTATGGAACATATAGCAGAGCAGGATATAGACTATGTATTAAAAGATATATTATCTCATAGTAAAAAAACAGTATTCTTAAACATATCTTGTCAACCTGCACTTAAACATTTTAAGGAAGGTAAATTTAAAGGACAGAATGTACATGTATCTGTATTTCATGGTACTTGGTGGTCAGATAAAGTAAAAAATATTTGGAATAATTTTCAACGTCTAAAAATATATATAATATGTGTGGGTAAAGATTATACTCATGTTGATTGTATAAAAAAGGAGAAAGAATAATGGCTTTAACAGCATTGATTGGTCCTGCTACTAAACTTTTAGGTAAGTTTATAGAAGATAAAGACCAGAAGAATAAGTTAGCACACTCTCTAGCTACTATGGCAGAGAAACATGCACAAGAATTATCTAAAGGACAAATAGATGTTAACAAAGAACAAGCTAAACATCCTAGTTTATTTGTATCAGGAGCACGACCTGCTATAATGTGGGTATGTTGTCTTGGTTTATTATGGCAGTTCTTTGTTGGTCCTATTCTAACATGGGCAACAGGTATTTGGTTTCCTGATATGGTACCACCACAGCTAGAAGTAGAAGGATTAATTACATTAGTAATGTCACTTCTAGGACTTGGAGCTATGAGGTCTTTTGAGAAGTCAAAGAATGTAGCAAGGGATAATCTTAAATAATGACAACTGTATTTTTATTAGTAATTTATTTAGGTGATGCTGTGCAACAAAGTGATATGCATTTTCGTGACATTAATAGATGTAGATATTTTGCTAATAAAATAAGTAGACAACCTGCAGTTCCAGGTACTAAAAAAAGATATACTGGTATTTGTAAACCAGTTACTGTAGATATAACAAAACCTAATATAAAATTATATCAATGAATATATTAGAATATATATTATATAAATTAAAGAATATAGATTCTATGTATTATGAAGTTATTTGTTATATGATAATATTCACTTTACTTATAGGAATATAAATGAATTTTTTAAAAACAATATTAAATATTAAAACATATTTAAGAAACAATAGGAGTAGATATATGGAATTAGTTTTACATGCTATACTAACTGGTATTATTGCAGGATTAGTTATAATAATATTTTAGGAATATAAATGGCACTAAATGAAAAACAAGAAAAGTTTGCTCAAAACTACATCTTACATAGAAATGCGACTGAAGCTGCAAAGTCTGCAGGATACTCTTCAGAATCTGCGTACAATCAAGGGTATAGATTATTACAAAGTGATGAAGTTAAAGAAAGAATCTACGAACTTGAACAAGAACTTGAAACAAATGTTGATGTTGTATCTGAATTAGAAAGTCAATATACTTATGCTAAAAATAATGGACATACTAATAGTGCTATTAAAGCTTTAGAATTATTATCTAGAGTACGTGGTGCTAAAAGTGATAATGATATTGATATATCTGAAGAAGGTATTGAAGCTAATATAGTAGATTGTTTAAAAATATTAGGTAAAAAAAAAGTAAATGATTTAATTAAAAAATGTAATTTTAGTTAATAGTAAATACTAAATATATAATACCACCTATTACACCTAGAAAAAATAAAAGACTAACACCAACAATAATATTTTCTATTTGTTTTCTTAGTTTTCTTTTAGCTTCTTGCTCTGCTTCTTTTTTTTCTTTTCTTATCTTAGCTTGTATAGCTATAACTTCAGTCCATGCTCTTGGACCATAATGCATACTTACAAAAGAACGTAATTCATTCTCCATTTGTTCAGCTCTTTTTTTAATAGCAAAAGTTTCTAAAGCTTCTTCTTCTACTGAACCAAACATCCTACCTTTTTTTTTATTATGTACTGTCTTTACATCCTGTATTGCACCCATCCATCTACCTAAATCTTTAGACATGCTTTCTACATCACGACCTACAGAGAATCCTTTCTTGATAGCTTTAAATGCAGTTGTAGCTACTCCTATTGCAGTAAATGGGTCCATATATTATTCCTATTTGTAAGACCATATCCAAGGTCTTGGACTTGTAACAGATTTTCTAGGCATAGTATCTAAGTGTATAAATCTTTTTTCATGTATACCATTTTGTTTAACACCTATACCTGTAAACCCTAGTTCTAATGCTATACGTACTATCTCAAATGCTTTATGTCCAGAACAAACAACATCTACAGCACAACCTTTTAAGTGTGCAGACCTAGTACTACCACCTATAGCTAAGTTATGTGATTCACTTCTATAACCAGAGCTAATAGACATAGGTTGTTTTAGTTTATCTCTTAGCTCATCAAGCTTACTCATAAACTTTTCATCCATATGTACTTCACCTGTACCTTTACATCTTAATTCATCTTCTGAAAAGTATTTCCATCTTGTGTGCATTACTTTTGTCTCCTTATCATATCATCTATTTTACTTTCTAGTCTATCAAATCGTTGTAGTAATTGTTTTAAATCATCTTTAACATCTTCTTTAGAAGCATAGGTTATAGCTATGTTCTCTCTTGTTTCTGATAGTTCATCTTTAACTTTACTAATAGCAGCAGATGTAGAACGTATCCACCATAGAAAGCCACCTATTGCCATAGTTAATACTGCGTTCCATATCATATTCATATCTGCCATTATAATCTCCTAGTCTATTTGTTTGCCTGTTAATCGTGAATATAAATCATAAATTCTATCGTAAGGTAGTGGTGTTTTTGTTTGAGTCTCACTTATTAATACAGATTGTTCTGGTATTTCATCTGCCATAAATATATTTTGGTCTGCCATTATTATTTTATCAAACTCATCTTCTCTACCTTCTAATACACCTTGTTTTGTTAATGAATTATACATATCTGCTTCATCCATTCCTAGTTCTCTATATGCTCTAACAATACCTCTAAGTCTTTGTGCATGTTTTAGTTTATTAGATTGTGATTCTTCATAAGCATTATATATTTCATCAGGATTATCAACAGAATAATCTCTAATTTTATTTGTAAATCTACTTTTAGATTTTGTCATATCTCTTAATGGTGTACCAGTTACAAAACTAAAACTATCTGATAGATTTGCTTTTTGTCTTTTAACTCCTAAGAAAGCTGCAAAGTCTACTTCTCCAGGATTAATACCAAAACCATATTGATTTACTTCTTCTCCTACACCTCTTTGTTTTTGTGATTTTTTAAAATCTATTCTTTTATTAACAAAATCTAAAGTTCCTGGAGTAAAAGTATTAGCTAAAACTCTTCCTATTTTAGGTGCAACTCCTTCATCTGCTTGTGAACCTCTACCTTTATAAGCATCTAATGCTGATTGAACTGCCATTGTTGGATTAGTAAAAGGTCTAACAATATCTAAGATAGCATCAGAGTACATATCATTTAATTCTGTTTCATTATAATCTTGATTATTAACAGCAGCAGATATTATTTTTTTAACAGGATTTTTTATATAAGCATATGGGTCAATAGGACCTAAATTCATATACTCAACTTCTATCTCACCATTTTTATTTTTTTGCAAAGGACTTAAAAATATTTTGTTTGTTCCTTTTTCCCAATCAGGTAATGTTTTATTTAATGCTGCTTCTTGCTCATCTGTTATTCCAAATATTTCTTTACTTTCATTAACAACAGTATCTCCTGCTAATGCTGCAGTAGTCATACCTGCTAATCTTTTATATCCCATATTACGTATAGCTTTTTCATCTATTCTTCCTAAATCAAATCCTCTTTTTCTAGCAGTTTCTTTTAATTCTTGAGCTGTTCTACCACTTAAATCTTTCCATGTGTTCTTTGCTAAGTTAAAACTATTACGAACTATCTCTGCAGGAAAAGCAACAAAGTTACCAACTGGCATAGCACGTAAAGATTTAATTGCTTTAGGTACAAGATTATAATTAGGCATCATATCTCTTGACCTTTGTGCAGCAAATCTTTCTAATTCTTTTAATGGCATATCAGGAAAAGCTTTTCTATAATTCTTCATTAAGTTTTCAAAGTTTGCTATTTTAAATAAGTTATCTTCTGCTTCATATGCCTGAACAGTTTTACCTATTACTTTTTTAGTTCCTCTACCTAACATAGTTTTTTCTGCAAAACTATTAGGTCCTAAATTAAAACCTTCTTGTGCAGATTTTCTTAATTGATTAGCATCAATAGAACTATCAACAATACCTAACTCTTGGTAACGAGCTAACTTTTCTCTATACTCTGGAGTTAACTTACCTCTCCATCTTTTCCAAGATTCTTTTGTAGCTTGTCCAAATTTAAGAGGGTTAACAGTACCATTTGCTGTCATAATAAATAAGTTACCTAGGATATTTCTACCATGTGTTGGTATAGAAAATACAGTTTTAGCTGCTTGTGATGTAGCTTTTACTTTCATCCAGTTTTTTAACCAACTTTCTTTACCTAAGAATACTTCAGTACCTTCTTCAATACCTTTTTTCCATGCATCATTTAAAAATAAACCTTCTAAAGGGTCATTAATATTATTTCTAACACCACCTAATCCTAGTCTATCTACTTGTTGAAAAGCAACATCTTCACCTTCTGGTGTTTTTCCTACTTGACCTTTGCCTATACCTTTTATAGGGTCTCTCGTAGCTACTTTATCACCTTCTTTTAAAGCTAATTCTGCTATCTCTTTTCTAAACTTATATTCTGATTTAAGATTAGCTAATTTAGTAAAACTATTAACATAGTTTACATAAGGGTCCTTTACTTCTCCCCATAAGTTTTTAATTTCAGTAGGTATTTCTTTTCTTTTTTTTAATATTTGAGATGTTCTAGGTTTAACATTTTTTAAAAAAGCATTAAACTCACCTTTCTTAATACCATCTGTATATGCTTTCATTACTTGAGGTATATCTTCATCAGCTATTTTTAAGGTTTCTCTAAAATATCTTATAGCATCTTCTTTTACATTTTCTGGTATCTTTTTAAAAGTATAATTACTATCATCAAATATACGATAGGTTCTATTTAAATATGTATCTAAATTATTACCTATAGTAGTTTTTAGTTTACCACCTGCTATATTTTTTTCAACATCTTTAGAAAGATTTTTTATTTCAAATCTCATTTTTTCTAATACATTAGCAGTTGCAGGATATTGTCTTCTAATGCCTTCTAATGCTCCTGTATCTCCTGCTAGTGCAGCATTTAATCCTTCTAAGTTTTGTTTACTTGTTTTCAATCCTTCTTTTTTAGCAGTATCTTTTAATGCTACAGATAATGTTTCTGCTCTACTTATTGCAGCTTTAGTAGACCCACTTCTTTCAACTAATAAATCTAATGCATCTTTAGTCATTCCCATTGTAGATGTACCATATCTTTTTATTTTATCTGTTACACCTTTTAAAGGAATAGATTTACCTAAGTACTCACCTGTTTCTTTAATACCTTTAGTTAAAAATTTAGCTACTTCAGTATTTTTACCTGCTTTAAACAGTCCTCCTAATACAGGAAAAGCTCCTGCAAAACCACCCTCAACTAATAAGTTATTAGCAAAAGCTCTAGCATATTTTTGTGCTACACTATCATTAGGATTTACTTTTAATCTTTCTAATATACTACCAAATGTTCCTATTTTTTTACCTTGCTCATCTGCAACATCTGCATTTTTATAATCTGCTAAAAAATTAACAAAGTTATCTTCAGGTTTTTCTATAGCAGTAGTACCAATAGCAAAGCCTGTACCTATCTTAGCAGCTCTACCTATTTTACCTGCTCTAGTTGCCTTATCTAGTTTTTTTAATTTAGCTAATTTACCTACTGCACCTAAACCTTTTATAGCAGCAGTACCAGGAATAATAAAAGAAGCAACATCAGAAACAAATTCTTCACCACCACCCATAGTAGGAGTAAAAGCTCTTTGTCTAAATCTTTCTACAGACTCAGGTGCTACATCTAAATATTTTTCACCTACTTTTTTTGAAAACTCAGGTGCAACAGCTTGACTTATATTTTTAATACCTTCACCAAGTTTACCTAATGTAGCTCCTGCAACTCTAGTTACAGCAACTCCAGGTCTATCTACTTCAAAAGAAGGTCTAAATCTATTAGGTTCTTTTTCTTTTAAGTCTTGATATTCAAGATTAGTTTTTCTATATTCAATAGGGTCTAAACCTTTAGACTTTATAAATTCAGTTCTTTCTTCTTTACTTTGAAGGTCACCTTGACTATATAAATCTTCAATTTCATTATATGTATTAGTAAATTTACTACTATAGGGAGATAATACTGCCATTTATTGATTCTTTTTTAATTCTTGTTTAACTGTTTTGTTTCCTGAACTACTTTTTGCTTTATCAGTACCTCTTTGATAAACACTTTCTATTCTTTCTTTTATTAAAGGTAAATAAGTTTTAGTATAGGCTGCTACTGAACCTGCTGCAACTAAAGCTTGTTGTGCATCTATTTCAATTTGGTCTAACTCTGCTTGGAATATAGGGTCTAATCCTTTTTTACCTATATACTTTCTTTGACCATCTTCTCCTATTGCATATTCACCATCTAATAATGATTTTGTTTGTTTATCTATAAAAGCATAATCTGAAGTTTCTAAATTACTTTGTGTTTTTAAAATTTCTAATTCATCTTTTTTAATTTGTAATTCATCTTTAGCAATTTTAAGTGTATCTGATTTATATTTCTTTTCTGCATCTTTAGCTTCTTTTATACTATTTCTATCTTCTCTATTTAATGCTACACCCAACTCTTCTTTAGCCAAACCAGTCTTAGCTGCAAAAGCTTTATCTTCTAAATCATCTCTTTGTTTTTGTAATCTTTGATTAGCAGCTTGTACTTTTTCTAAAACTTTTGAATTTTTAGCTGATGTTGCAACTGTTGTAAATAAATTACCTGAAGAAGGAGTACCCATTATATCTAAACCAAGTTGTGCTACTGCCATATACTTATCTTTAGTTCCTTGCTTCTCTGCAGCAGCAGCTCTATCTGTAAATCTTTTGTCTGTTCCTGCTAACATTTTTAAGTATGCATCTTCTCTAGCTCTAATATTCTTTTCATAATCACTTAGTTCTCCTATTGGTTTAGTTTGAACATTACTTTCTTGAGTTCCTGTTCCTGAACCTTGATTATCTTTTTTACCTTTACCTTCTTTTTGTTCTATTATTTTTTGAAGTTCACCTTTAGGAGGTCCTACAGGGTCAGCAAAAGGAAAAACAAATTTACCTGTAGCTGCTCTTCCTGTTAAAGTATCTTCAACACTTTTTATATTTTCTAATTCTTTTTTATTTTTTACATTTGCACCTATCATATCTTTCATGCCTAATACATCATCTTCACCAAGAGTATAAGGATTTTCTCTAGCTTTATTTCTTAAAATAGCTTGTCTAACTCCACCAAAATCTTCTACTTGAGGTCCTTCTCTTGCAGGGTCTATACCCTCCATTAAACCTGGTTCTCTATTATCTATATCTTCTTTTGCTTCAGCTCTTCTTCTTAAAAAATCAAAAGGTTTAAACTCATTAAAAGCAGTTCCTTGTTGATTTAAAATATCTTTAAATCTACCAGATAATCTTTGCCCTATTGTTCTATCATCTGACATTTGATTTTTTACAATAGGTAAGTCTGATAAACCACCACCAGTCTTTTTACCCATTAATCCTACAGCAGCTAATGGATTCTGTCCTGTAAATGCTCCATATAATCCTGCAGCACCAACAGCACCACCTAATAATTGTTGTCCTAATGAAGGTGCAGGAGGTGGAGGAGGTGCAAACTGTGTTGTAGTTAATGGTGCACCTGTTACTACTGCTTGATACTTTTGCATAGCTTCATATGGTTCTTGTTTCTCTTGTAAAAATTGTCTATATGCTTCATCTAATGCTGTTTGTGATTGTTGTTGTTTTAGTTCACCTACAGTTTGTTGAGCACCTAATTCTTGTAATCCTGTCTTTAATGCTTGTGGTGCAATATTAGCTAACTGTGTAGCACCTTGACCCATACGTGTTCTTTCAGCTTCTAATGCTGCTCTAGCATCTCTAAATGCTTGTGCACTACCTTTAGTTTGTATATCAGCTAATCCTTGTTGTTGGTCTGCTAATGCTTGTGCTTCTAATAATGTACCTCTAGTACCACCAAATGAACCTTGAGCTACTTGTGCTGCTCTTAGTTTAGGTAATACATTTTGTTCAAAAGCTTTTTGTGATTCTCTTTTTTCTATATCAGTTACAGCTTGTTGATAAGGAGACATAGCTTCTTGTAATTGTGCACCTGTAATACCTGCTGCAGCTTGTCTTGTTAGTTCTTCTGCTTCTGCAAACTTAGGAGCTACTTGTCCTTGTAGTCCTGCTATACCTGTAAAGGTTGCTTGTTGCTCTGGAGTAAACTGAGCCATTGTTGGACCTTCATATGGCTTGTAACCTTCTTCAACTCTTTTATTATATAATGCCTGTGCCTTACCTAATATATCTGTATAATAAGGTTTTAATTCTGAAGGTATCTCTGTTGTTGTTATTTGTTGTGCACCTACTGCAGGTTGCTGTTGAGATGAACCAAATAATGAAGATAATATTGCCATTCTATACTCCTTGTGCCATTGGTTTTAATGCAGCTAAACCATCTATCTCATTAGGTTGCTGTGTATTACCATATGCTTTTTTTCTAATTTGTTTAATTGTTTTATCCATAACTCTTGCACCTTCTGCAGGATTACCATCACCTAATGCTGCCATTGTATAACTATCAACTACATACTCACTAGGACTTACTGCTAATGTTCCTACTTGTTCTGGTCCTTCTTTAATAGGCATATAAACATTATCATCCATACCACCACCTTGACCTGGAACCATACCACTAAATTCTCCACCTTGTGCTAATTCTATTAATCCACCTTGTGCTGCTACTGCTGTTGGTGCAAATGTAGTTTGAGGTGCAAACTGCATACGACCACCACCTAATGCTCTAGATAATATGTCTGCTGCTGTTAAATTAGTAACAACACCACTTGAATCTCTTATAACTCTTTGTGTACCAAAGCCACTAGGATAAGCTACTGAATAACCTGCATCTGCTAATTGTTGGTCTTCTAATGCTTGTTGTTGTGCATTATCCATTTCTACTGCTGATGCTCCTATATCTGCAGTTGCTACATCTTTAAGTAAATTAAGTCCACCTGCTTTATCAAAGGTATATCTATCTTTAA